GGCGACCACGGTCGTCGACCTGGTCGACAAGCCCAAGCCGGCGGAGGTCGAGGAGCAGCCCGTCGTCGTCGAGGAGGCCGCGCGGGAGATCCGCGTGAACGCCAACCTCACCGACGTCGTGATCGGCCAGGGCAACTACTACACCTTCGAGGTCGGGGTGCCGTACCGGGTGCCGGCGTTCGTCGCCAACCACCTGGAGGAGAAGGGCCTGATCTGGCACTGAGCCAGCCCCATGCCCGCGGGGGAGAGGGGTGTCTCCCTCTCCCCTTTTCGTCTGTGCCCTTCCAGGAGATACCTCGTGACTGACATCCAGGTCGGACAGCCCTACGTGCTGACGGCTGAGGGCGGCTACGGCAGTGGTGTGGGCTCTGTCCCACAGGGCTCCGTGGTGACGCCGTTCGAGATCGTCCCGCCCGGTACGGCGGGCGTCGGCTACGCCGTTGAGGACGTCGTCCTCGTCGGCTACCACGACACCGTCACCTTCCCCGGAACCCCCGTGGACCGGACGCTGGCCATCGCCAGCAGCACCTTCACTGATGCCTTCACCCTCCAGGCGGACATGCCAGCCGAACCGGAAGCCCCGGAGGACCCCGTCGTACCGTCCACGCCCGATCCCGCTCCGACGGACGGTGACTGATGGCCGGCGGCTACCTCACGCGGCAGGCATCCCACGCACTGCTGACGCTCATGACCGGGGGAGGAGAGGACACCACCTCCGGGACCGACCCGGTCGCCGACCGCATCCTGAAGGCCCACCAGATGAGGCACTGGGCCGGCGGCGACGCAAGCGCCCCTGGCGCGTGGGCACCCAAGGCGTACCTGCTGCATCTCCTCGACCAGGTCGACGAGCTGGGAGCGTCCGCCGTCCGCAGCACCGTGCAGGCCCTGCCCGACGACCCGAGCGGCTCGGTGTACCTCGCGCTCTCGACAGTGGATCCGGGCGACATCGCGACCGGCCTGTCAGGGGAGCTGCTAGCAGCCGGCTACCAGCGGCAGGCGGTAACCCTGTCCGCGCCCAAGTCCGGCGGCTCGTTCCTCATCCAGTCCGGGACACCCGCGGAGGTCAACCTCGCCCTCAGCGCGGTGTTCGGTCCCTTCACCGACATGTCCGGCTCGGGAGGCGCCGTCACGCACATGGCGCTGGTGACCGCCGGGACCGGCACGGACTACGCGGTGCTCGCTGTCTGGCCGCTGGACGTTCCCGTGACCGCGGTCCAGGGCGAATCGCTGCTGGCCCAGGCCGGCTCACTGACGATCAAGGTGGCCTGATGCCTGGGTATCTCTCTCAACTCGCCGAGCGTGCAGCCCTCCAGTACGTCACCTCGACGGCCGGTACCAGCCTGCCCTCTCAGTCCATGCTGCGGAACTACATGGTGACTGTCTACCAGCAGCAGGGACTCTCGGGCCTGGCCGCCAGTCTGCCAGTCGGATTTCTGAACTCCTTCGCCAGCCAGGCGAAAGCCGACACCAGCGGCTCGTGGCTGAGTGGTCTCATCGCGGGCCGCACGGACGTGAGCGGCTCCGCCTACCTGGCCCTGCTGACCAGCGATCCGGGCAGGATGGCCACCTCTACGGACCTGGCGGCCGTGGAGGTATCCGCGACGGGTTACAGCCGGCAGCCGGTGACGTTCTCCCTCGCGACCTCTCCCGCCGGCGGAGGTTCCGGCGTCAGCAACTCCGCTCCCGTGATCTACGGCCCGTTCACTGGCAGCGGTGGTCTGGGCGCGGTCGTCACACACGCTGCCCTGTCGACTGTTCCTGCGACCGGTGGCGGGGTGATCGCTGTGTGGCAGCTCGATACCCCCGTCTCAGCTTCCCAGAACGAGAACCTCATGCTGAACACGGCCGGCCTGGCGATTGGTCTCGACGCATGGCTGAGCTGACACGCATCCTCGCCCGCATGCGCTCCGAACTCGGGGATTTCGGAAGCGGCTTTCGCGACCTGCTCTCCGGAACGGGAGAGCTGACCGACTACGACCTCAGCTCGGTCAACGTCACCCTCAGCCGCGTCAGCCTCCTCAACGGGCAGACGATCACCGACCTGACTGTCGGCACCGACTACGAGGTCGACGGCCGAGAGGGGCGCATCACCCTCCTCGGGACCCATGCCCCGCTCCCGCTCGGTCAGACGCTGATCGTCGAGGGCAACGCGGCCGGCATGTTCACCGACGAGGAGCTGACCCAGCACCTTCGAGACGCCGAACTCCAGCACTGCCACAACCGGCACACCACCGTGCGCTACCGGTCCGCCAACGGCTTCATCCGCTACGCCGACGAGCCGCTGACGCTCGAAAACCTGCCGGACGTCGAGGAGTTGCCCCTCATCCTCCTGGCTGTCGTCAACGCATTGTGGGCGGTCGCCACAGACGCCTCCTCCGATGTCGACATCGCCACGGGCGAAGGCACCCACGTCAACCGCGGGCAGCGCTACACCCAGGTCCTGCACCAGATCTCGGTGATGACCGATCGGTACGAAGAACTCTGCCGACAGCTCAACATCGGGCTCTTCCGCATCGAGATGGCGAACCTGCGTCGCGTCTCGCGCACCACCGGCCGGTACGTGCCGATCTACGTAGACCGCGAGTACGACGACAACGCCTACCCCGAGCGGGTCCTGCCGACCATCGACAAGCACGACGTCGACCCGTCCGGGATCCCCAACCCCACCTACAACGGGTGGGCTGCATGAGCAGAGCCGACTGGAAGCGCGGACGCTTCTCCGCCACGGAAGAGGGCGAGCGCATCGACCAGGGCCTTCGGGCCTGGCAGCGCCACGTGGGCGACGTCATCGCCTACTGGCGCTTCTCCCACACCCGCTCGGTTTCCAACGACATCTACGACGAGGGCGACGAGGGCGGTCTGGCCTACGACGGACCGTGGTCGGTCCCGGTCCTGCACGCCACCCACGTCGAGGCGGGCGACCAGGAGGGCGACCGCGGCTTCTACACCGTCGACACGCTCGACATCAGCGCCGTGTTCGCCCAGATCCAAAAGGTCGGCCTCACTCAGGCCGACATCCACAACGACCGGTACCTGCGGGACCGCATCGCCTACGACGGTCGACTCTTCAAGATCACCCAGATGTCCATCCTCGGGCAGATCCGCCGGCAGGACGTCCTCGTGTCCATCACCGCCGTCGAGGTCAAGCCGGACGAGCTGACATCCGACGCCGTCTTCGCCCAGTACATCCCCGCTGCGGGAGCCGGCGAGCGCTAAGCGCCCGGCGCACCAAGGAGCCACATGGCCACCTACGAACGTCCCGACGCCTTCGTCGAGGAGCGTCTGACCACCTACGCGGACACCATCCCCACAGGCACCACCACGTCCACCGACTACGTCACCCCCGCCCAGGCCGACGCCCGCTACCAGCAGCTCGGCCAGCCCGTGAATCTCGCCCTGGCTGCGAGTCAGGGGCCTGCCATCACCGTGCAGCAGACGACCGACTCCAAGCCCCGCTTCCAGGCCGGCTCGGACGGCGTCCTGGCGTTCGGTACCGGCTCCGCAGACCCCGACGTGAACCTGAAGCGGGTGGGCCCAGGACTCCTCGGAACGGACGGCTCCCTGACCCAGGGCGGCCACACAGTCCTCGACGTCTCCAAGCTCGGCGTAGCCAGCGGAGTCGCCACGCTCGGCACCGACGGCAAGCTGACCCCGAGCCAGGTCCCGACCAGCGCAGGCGGCGGCTCCTCGAACCCCAACACCACGCTCCAGGGCACCAAGGGGTACTACGTCCCGCCGGCCTGGGGCGAGTTCTGGCGGCCGAAGAGGAACGCGGCCCAGGCCGGAACGGGAAAGGCGACCGTCGCCGTCCTCGGCGGGGCTACTGCGGCAGGCTTCCCGGCATCCAAGCTCCGCACCAAGTCCTGGCCCGGCGTACTCAATACGTCGCTCCAGAGCGCCTACGGTGACGGCGGCTCCGGTTTCTACCCCTCCCTGCTCAGCTCGCAGGGAATCCTGGGCTACACCAGCACGACCTCCTGGACCAGCGAGCTGATCGGCCAGACGGGCACCTGGGCCATCGGCGGCTACACGGCCGGCCCCGGCTGGGGCTACCTGTACTCCAAGACCCCTGGCGACACCCTCACCTTCACGGTCAAGGGCACGAGCGTCACGATCTTCACGCTCGGTGCGGACGGCCAGCACTCGCCGTGGTCCTACAGCATCGACGGCGCCACCGCCGTCGCCGTCACCGACACAGCCACCACCGGACTCGCCGTCATCGCCACCAAGATCACGGGCCTCTCCGTCGGCACCCACACCGTCAAGCTCACCCACACCGGCACCAGCAGCCAGTACCTGTCCGTCTGTGGCGTGGCCGGCGAAAACGCTACGGGAGTCGTACTCAACAACCTCTCCCGCCGCTACACCGTCGCGAGCGAGTACCTGCCGACCCTGAAGATGCCGTGGAACGGCGGCCCGAGCTACCCGGCTGACGTCGTCATCTACGCGGTCAGCATCGACGACATCGTCAGCGGTATCGACGCGGACGCTTGGGCGACGAGCGTGCGCCAGCACCTCAGCAACATCCGAGACGGCGGAACCGCCACCGGGGCCACGGACATCGTCATCCTGCTGCCCCACGTCGGCACGGCCGACACCGCCACCTTCTGCTATCAGGATTTCGTCGACCGCGCCCACGGCCTTGCTCGCGTATTCCAGGCAGCCGTCATCGACCTCTGGGCGCTGGGTCGGAACTCGTGGAACTACTGGCAGGCGCTCGGCTACTGGGGCGATACCTCGAATCCGGGGGCCGCAGGAACCGATGCCTTTTTCATGTCAGACGCCGGCCACTCCTACGTCGCAGGAGTCATCAACACGCTCCTTACGAGCTGACAGAGAGTCCCCATGGTCATTCCCAAAATGCCGCTCGTCGTAGCGGTAGCCAAGAGCCAGGTCGGCGTCCACGAAGGATATGCGGAGGGCGGCTGGAACAACTTCACCCGCTACGCCTACGAAGTACCCACGCTGGCCTGGGCCGATGGACAGTCGTGGTGTGACACATTTATCTCGTGGGTTGCCATGAGAGCGGGCGTCGCAAACCTCTTCCCGCGCACTGCGGACTGTTCAGCCTCCATTACCTGGTGGCAGGCAGCCAGCCGCTGGAGCTGGTATCCCGCTGTCGGTTCACAGGTAATGCTGGGCCCAAGTGGAGCTGACCACACTGGGCTCGTTTACGCCTACGACTCCGTTTTCATCTACACGATCGAAGGAAACGGAAACGTAAACGGCACCGACGAAGGTGACGGCGTCTATCTGCGAAAGCGGAAGCGTTCCGATACGAACGTGTACGGGTACGGCCTGCCGGCATACCCCGAGGGAGTCATCACGGCTGACGTGTCCCTCAAGGGCCTCGCCGGCTACACGTACGCGACCGCGCACACCGGCCCCGGACCGGCCACGCTGCGCCAGGGCGCCTGGATGGTTGACCACCTGGTGACCGGCACGATGGCCATCAACGGGCCGGCGAACGCCGGCCGGGTGTCCATCCAGCAGAACGACCCCGACACCGTCGCCCTGGAAGTCACGGCCTCCTCGTCGCCCAACCAGTCCCTGGCGAAGTTCAAGGACACCAACGGCAACGTCGCCTTCGAGATCAACGCTGCCGGCCAGATCGTTCACCGCGGCCAGTCGCTGCACACCAGCAGCGTCCAGCTCGGGTCCGCCACCCCGGACCTGGGTGGCGGCGGCGGTGTGCTGGGCATCAAGGACGCATCCCCGGTACCGAGCACCAACCCGACAGGCGGAGCGATCCTCTACTCCGAAGGCGGAGTGCTCAAGGTGCGCGCCGCGAGCGGTGCCATAGCCGACCTGTCCACGGTGCCCAGGAACGAGTGGCGCCCCAGCGACCACGGCCTGATCGCCTGGACGATGGACCCTGCGTCCTGCTCCACCACCGGTACTGCCCTCAGCACGGGCTACATCTACTTCGTCGAGATCATCCTGCGGAACGCAGCGACGATCACGAGCCTGTGCGTGAACCTCAGCGCCGGAGGAACCGGGCTCACGGCGAACCAGTGCCTGGCCGGCCTCTACACCTCCAGCGGCACCCGCGTCGGCGTCACCGCAGACATGTCGACGACATGGAACTCCGCAGGCGACAAGACCATGGCGCTCACGTCCTCGTACAGCGCGGCGGCCGGCAAGTACTACATCGCCTTCCTCGTGAACGGAACGACGAGCCCTACGTTCGCGTGCGGATCCACCCTTGGCAATTTCACCCCCGGAAACGCGCACCTCACCTCCGGCAATTACAGGTTCTGCCGCTCCGCATCCGGCCAGACCGCGCTTCCGGCGAGTTACACGATGACGAGCGCAACTCCCGACGCGAACAACGTCTGGACTGCCGCCGCCTAAATCCGGGCCTGTAACAGATTCCTGCGAATGCTGCAATCCTGAATCCGGAGGAATCGTGACGTAATTACCGGAAGGCCCGAAGGAATGCCCTGGATAACCAATGAGGATGCCGCCATCAAGGCGAAGCTCCAGGGTTTGGTTGTCAATGACACCAACGCACCCACTGAGGGCCTTCCGGTAGACGTACGCTTCCGTCTCCCCGAAAACGAGTTGGCGGCGGCGACCTTTCCGCTCATCGTCATCGAGCGCACCCGCATGGACCCCGATCACGGTCGGGAGCACCGCGGGACCGTCGAACTGGGCTACACCCCCGAGGGGTACGACAGCGCCAAGTCCTACCTGGCGTCCGACCCCATCCCGTACCTGTTTGAGTACCAGGTCACCGTCTACACGCGAAAGCAGCGGCACGCGGCGAGCATCGCACAGGCGCTCTCCGCGAGGGACTATCTCCACCCGCGCTGGGCCTACCTGGAAGTTCCGCAGGACGGAACCGTAAGGCGTCTCGAAGTAGCCGGCGGACCCGAATTCAACGAGGGCCGCGACTCCCAGGGGAAGCGCCTGTGGCAGGTCGACTACCTGCTGCACGTGAGCGCCGAACTCCTCGACGAGATCGCCGAAGTCAAGCCCGTCCAGACGGTCGACATCACCACTCATCCCCTCGGCCAGTAGGCCCTGAAGGAGCTTTCTCTATGGCGACTTTCCTGCGCCCCGGCATCTACGTGGACGAGACGCTGGATGCGATATCGAACCCGGTCACCACGAATCCCGGTGAGGCCATCGCCGCGTTCGTCGGCGCCCACAACTTCGGCCCGGCCGTCCCCACGCTGATCACCTCCTGGTCGCAGTTCAACCTCGTCTACGGGGGCTGGGGCACGGGCACCGACCTTCTGCCGTACGCGGTGTACTCGTACTTCGCCAACGGCGGTGGCAAGGCGTACGTCTGCCGCGCGGTCCCGTCCGACTCGGTCGCCTCGCACGTCACCATCAACGACCGGCAGACCACCCCCGAGGCGCTGCTGACCCTGACGGCGAAGGCGGCCGGCGCGTTCGGCAACAAGATCTACATCGACGTCTCCGACGCCAACACCGGGGCTGGCCGCTTCAACATGGCCATCAAGGTGGGCGGCACGACGGACGCCTACACCGCCGACCGGTACAACGACGTCAGCCTCGACCCGGCGGACGCGCGGAACCTCGTCGCGATGATCAACTCCCCGGTCAACGGCTCGGCCTTCATCAAGGCCGACTACGTCGCCACCGATGCCTGGTCCGCTTCGATCACCCCCGCAATCCAGACCGGCACGCCGCTGACGGGCGGACTGGACGGCGTCGCCACGCCCGACCTGGTCACCGCCACCAAGCAGCTCGAAGCGACCGGCGAGATCGTCAACGTCAACCTGCCGGGCGTCACCGACACCGCGACCCTCAACAACATCATCACGTGGGCCGAGGACTACGGGTACGCCTTCGTTGTGGTCGACGCGCCTTCGACGCCGTCGCTGGACGCCGCCACCGCGGTCACCAACTACGCCAAGCTCTCGCCGGCCGCGAACGCCAGCACGAGCCCGCCGCCGCTGAAGTCCAGTTCGTACGTCGCGGTCTACGGACCGTGGCTGGTGTCGGCCGACCCGTCCTCGGTCGCATCCGGCGCCACCCGCACCCTGCCGCCTGGTGGTGCGGTCCTGGGCCAGATCGCCAGGACGGACACCCTCTACGGCCCGCATCAGTCGGCAGCCGGCACGCTCAGCCGGCTCACGGGCGTGTACTCCACCGAGCTGCGGTTCACCAACTCCCAGCTCGACAACCTCAACGCCTGGGGCATCAACGTCATCCGGCAGATCCCCCAGAACGGCATCTGCATCATGGGTGCTCGCACGTTGAAGAACGGCTACCCCGACCGGTACATCGCCGTTCGCCGGCTGCTCACCTACACCCGCAAGATCCTCGTCGACCTCACCCGCAGTGCGGTCTTCGCGCCCAACACCCCCGAGCTGTGGCACTCCATCGCGGCGACCCTCACCCAGCAGCTCACCACGCAGGCTCAGGCCGGGCAGTTCGCCAGCAGCACGCCGGACACCGCCTTCGTCGTGGTCTGTGACGACAGCAACAACACCGCCACCACGGTCGACAACGGTGAGGTGCACATCGACGTCGGTATCGCCGTGGCGCGGCCGGCCGAATACGTCGCGATCCACATCAGCCAGTACGACGGCGGCGCGACGGTAACCGAGTCCGCGTAAGGAACCGGGGTCGGATCGGAAAAGGGTCCGACCCCGTCGTAAACCCCTCGTCACATCACACGGAATCAACACGGAAAACCACCCGGCGCACTTCGTGCTACGGGAGTAGTGAATGGCATCCACCCTCAAGACCGTTTCGCAGAGCCAGAGTCTGGCCTCGCGTCAGACGGACCCTCTTCGTTCGTTCAAGTTCCACGTCCAGATCAGCCAGGTCGGAAAGCTCGCCCAGCAGTATCCAAAGCTCGGCTTCATGAGCGTCAGCGGCCTCTCGGTGACGACCGACGTCATCGCGTACAGGGCTGGTGGCATGAACACCACAACCCAGAAAATGCCTGGTCAGAGCGACTTCAGCCCCGTCACCCTGTCCAAGGGGATGATGCCGGGCGACCAGGTCCTCGTGAACTGGATGTACCAGCTCTTCGATGTCATGCAGGGCAACGGCTCCGGCAGCGACACCGGCACCGAATTCCGGGCCACGATCGACATCATGCTCATCGACCACCCGGTCACGAAGAACAAGGCCGCGGTGAAGGCCGTTTGGCGCCTCTACAACGCCTGGCCGACCTCGGTGGCATTCGGTGATCTCGACGCCGGAAGCAACACGTTCGCCGTCAACCAGATCACATTCGCCCACGAGGGATGGGACTTCAAGGTGGCCGACAACTACGGCCCGAACTCCTCGGCGTACATCAAGTAATCCCCGATACAAGGAAATCACTCATGTCTGAAATGCAGTACGACTGGACCTTCGATTCCCCCGGTGGTCGGCAGGTCGACGTCCTCGGCGACACCCAGGGCGCGACCGCCGCCATCGACTCCCTCCTCGCCAACTCGGCCGGGGAGCCGCCGGCCATCCCGGCGCCGGCCGACTGCCTCATCACCCTCCCCGCCGGCCTGATCCGCGAGGACCACGTCATCACCGAGGCAGAGGTGCGGGAACTGACCGGCGCCGACGAGGAGGCCCTGGCCCGCGTACGGTCCAACCCGCTGCGGCTTCTGGAGACCCTCCTGGAGCTGGGCACCGTCCGCATCGGTGACGTGCCAGCCACCTCCGACATACTGCCGCAGCTCCTCCTCGGTGACCGCGACGCCCTGGTCGTAGCCATCCGAAGGGTCACCTTTGGCGACGAGATGGAGTTCTCCGAGATCATCTGCCCCACCTGCGGTGAGGACTTCGCAGCCACGATCTCCCTCGGCGCGATCGAGCCCACGACCGCGACCTCAAGCCGGCTGACGGTCCCGCTGCGCAAGGGCGGCTGCGCCATCGTGCGCTATCCGACCGGCGCCGACCAGGCCGCCATGCTCGCAATCCCCAAGGCAACGGACGCGGAGCGCAACACCTTCCTGCTGGGTCGCTGCCTGGTGGAAGTCCGGGATGCCCAGGGCGCCGTCACGCCCGGCAGCGCGGACCTGGCCAAGGCGCTCGGCATGGGGGACATCCGCACCATCCTCAAGCAGCTCGCCGCAACCCAGCCCGGTCCCCGGCTGCTGGAGGTGTCGATCGAGCACGAGGCGTGCGGAGGCGAGGTTCCGCTGCCGCTCTCGGTGGCGGACATCTTTCGCGATTTCTGACGCCCGAGCGACACGGGCCGACTACACCACTCTCGCCTACGCCCACCCCGAGTGGCAGCTCAGCGAGATCAGGCAACTGACGGTCAGCGAGCGCGAGTACTGGCGCGACCTGGCCCTCTGGGTCAAGGAAAGAAGGGAGGCGGCGGCTTCCAGTGGCTGAAGACAACGAGATCAACCGGGGAGAGCCCAACTTTGGAGGCCGCCTCCTCGGCACCAACGGAATGCAGCGGGCGGCCGACAAGGTCTCCAGCGACATCGACAAGCTCGGCGCCAACATCGCCGCCCTCAACCGCGCCCTCCAGGGTGCGATCAACTCGGCAACCCGAGGGGCGGCGTTCCGTGGCATGCCGACGCAGGCATTCCCGGCGGCCAACCAGACGACCCGTATCAACGCGGCCCCGATCTCCCACCCGCCGGCCAACACCGTCATCCAGGCCGGAGGCAGCACAGGCACTGCATTCACGCACCCCGTCACCGGGCGCGTCTACGGCGGGGACCTCGGCGCGCGCCTCGCCGACCGCTACAACGCCCAGGTCGGCCGGAGCGACGCTCGGACGGCCGCACAGTCCTCGATGGCGCAGGCGCAGGCACAGCTCCGCAGTGCGCAGGATGCCGCCCGACAGCAGTCGGCGTTGCGCCAGGAGCAGCTCGAAGTCGCCCGGATGCAGCGCGAGGCCCAGCGGCAGGCGCAGCAGGCGGCGCAGCGGCAGCAGGAAGCGGCTGCCGCCCAGGCCCGTTACCAGGCCCAGCAGTCCTCCGCCTCGACGCGCCCCGGAGTCAACCCCGACCTGCTCGGCCGTGTAACCCCCGACCGGGTGGCGCAGGCCCGGCAGGTCAACGCGGACGCCCGCTACGGGTCGCTCTTCGACGAGGCCATCCGCCGGCAGAACATCGCCAGCAACCCGACGTACGGTCTGCGCGTCGGACAGCGGATGTGGGCGTACAACCGTGCCACGGGCCTGTCGAGCGCCACTGTCAGCGGCAGCGGTGTGTATGCCTCGCGCAACGGCACCGTCCTCAACGCCGGGCGGGTGCAGCGCGGGGGCTACAGCGTTCCTCCGTCCGGCGGCTTTCCCAACCGTGTACCGCTGGACGACCGCGGCTCTGCCTCCCTGGGTGGTAGCAGCACCTCCAGCGGGAACTTCGGCGCCACTGTGCCGGTCGACAACAGCGGCTCCTCGGGGGACACGTCCGCTCCCGCCAAGACCGGCAGTGGGCCACTCAGCAAGGTCTACGGGCAGGCGGTCAAGTACGGCGACCGCATGAAGCCGCAGATGGAGGAGATGGACCGGTACACCAACTGGGCCTCCATAGCCTCTGGTGGTGCACCTTCCGGATACGACAAGTGGGGTTGGAAGAACAGGATCCGTGACCACAGCTACGGCATGGTCGTGGCTCAGTCCACCGAGGACGCGAGCAACGCGAACTTCCTCCTGGACAAGAACTTCGGCCTGACCTACGGCACTTCGGCACAGACGGGCGCCCGCAGCAACGCCTTCGGCGCCTCGTACATCGCCGGCTTGGATGCAGAGACCGGAGCCAAGCTCTACAGCAGCATGTACAACCCGCAGGCGTCGCTCGCCGCCCAGCGTCTCGGCTACGGCCGGACCATCGGGTCGGGAGGCAAGGCGGTAGGCATCGGGTCGCTGTCCGACAACATCATGTCGCGCACGTTCGGGTCGAAGTCGATCTCTTCCAAGAAGTTCGCGGCGGCCACGGCCAGTGGCCAGGTGCTCGACTACAACGTTGACCAGCTCGGCCAGGCCAGCGGCTGGGACGCCGACACGGTCGACAACCTCAAGGAGTACATGCGGGGGCGCAACACCCTGTTGCAGAACTCCAAGATGTCGTCCTCTGCGGCCGACAAGCTGATCGCGCAGGCCGCGCAGACCGGCAGCAAGGGCGACGAGGCTCGCAAGAAGCTGACCAAGTACGGCGTCTCGGAGAGCCTGGGGCAGACGCGGAAGACGTTCGAATCCCAAGAGCGGCAACACGACGCCAACATGGGCGACTCCTTCGCACACAACCTGGAGACCGCGACCAAGGCGGTCCAGAAGTTCGAGGGCGCGATCAACAGCGTCCTCGAACTGCCCGGCATCAAGCAGATCGTCGGCGCCTCAGGTGCCTGGGCTACGGCCACCAAGGAACCGGTCAAGCAGCTCAAGTCGATGTGGGACTTCGGCAAGAGCCTGCTGCCCACCGGCATCTTCGGTGGCGCGGCTGGAGCTACCGGGTCCGCGGGCGGAGGTGACAGCAAGGCACACACCGCCACCTCCAACCATGTCGCCAGTGGGAACGCTGCCTCGGCCATTGCCGCTGCGCTGACCCAGGTCGGCGTGCCTTACGTGTGGGGCGGCGAGCAGGAGGGCAAGGGCTTCGACTGCTCGGGCCTTACGCAGTGGGCATTCCGCAAGGCCGGCATCAACCTGCCACGTATTTCGCAGGATCAGATGCATGTGGGCGTCGAGGTCGACAAGCAGCACATCCAGCCCGGCGACCTTCTCTTCCCCAGCGAGAAGCACGTGATGCTGGCCATCGGTAACGGCAAGCTCGTCGAAGCCCCGCACACGAACGCCGACGTCCGCGTCCGCTCCTACGGACTCGGCGAGATCAAAGCAGTCCGTCGCGTGGCCAGCGCGGTCGGCGCCCTGGCGAGCTACAACACCGACACGAAGCAGACCGACGACGACTCCGCCGGTAACGCCGGATGGTTCGGAGGGTCTGGCCAAAGCGTCGGTCAGGACGAGGTGGACGCCATCGCCGCCGCGCTGTCTGGTGGTGGCGGTTACACCATGGGCCCGCAGACCAGCGGTACCGGCCTTTCGAGTAACGCAGACAGCGCCACAGCGGCTGCCAGCGCGCCCTCGAACCCGAAGGGCAACGTCGCCCTGGGTAAGAAGCTCGCGGCGAAGCGGGGCTGGACGGGCAAGGAGTGGAACGCTCTCTACCAGCTCTGGCAGCACGAGTCGGGCTGGCGCACGAACGCGGATAACCCCAGCTCAGACGCGTTCGGCATCCCCCAGGCGCTGCCCGGATCGAAGATGGCGTCCAAGGGCAAAGACTGGAAGACCAACCCCGCCACGCAGATCGAGTGGGGCATGGACTACATCGCTGGCCGGCCCGACTACGGCAAGCCTTCCAAGGCGTGGGACCTGTGGCAGAAGCGCAGCCCCCACTGGTACGCGGTGGGTGCCTGGGACATCCCTGAGGATCAGCCGGCGGTCGTCCACAAGGGCGAGATGATCCTGCCGGCCGCCAAGGCGGAGACGATCCGCCAGGCGCTGATCAAGGACTCGGTCAACGTCGTCTCGCCGGCCGGCGCCGCGGCTTCAGGGGCTGGTGGCTCCGGCGGTGGTGTGTCGCTCTCCTTCGCTTCGGGCGCCATCCAGATCAACGTCACCGGAGCCATGACCGATCGAGCAGCCTCCGACGCGGCCCGGAAGGTCGTCGACTACATCGCCGCGGACAACCGCGTTAAGCAACTCGGAGTTGGTGTCTGATGGTGAGCCTGAGCAACCCTCAGTTCGACAGCCGCATGCGGGCCTTCCCGCACCTCGGCCTCTCGGGTAAGACGGACACGACGTTCTGGCGCGGAGCAATCATCCGCGACGACAAGACGGTCAAGGCCGGCCTCCTCTCGGTGAACTTCCTGTTCAACCCCGGCACCATCACGATCAGCCACCAGCAGGGATACACCACCACGGCAGATCAGCAGTCGGTGGACGGAAACAAGATCGGGGCGGGAGGCATCGGCACCCTCCAGTTCGAGCTGCTCTTCGACCGGACGTACGAGATGTACTCGGGCGGCGCCACGAAGCTCGAAGACCCGTCGATCAAGGGTGTCCTCTCCGACGTGGAGGCGGTCTACAACATCACCGGGGCCTACGACATCACCGCCAAGGGATCGAAGGCGAAGGTCCTCCAGGCGATGCAGCCCAACCCGTGCACGTTCTACTTCGGCGGCACGGCAGCCGGCTTCCTGGGGAACAACAACCTGTCCTACTACGGCGTCGTCACGAGCCTGGTCGTCACGCACACCCACTTCTCCCGAGACATGGTGCCGCAGCGATGCGCCATGAGCCTCACGGTGGACATCCAGACGAAGGACAACTCACTCCTGTGATCACGGCGAATTCTCGGTACTCATCCAGCGTCACCACCATCGTTACCGGAAGTGACGGAAAGTCCCGTAATGTGATCCTCCCGAAGAGTCCAGGTGTACTTGCTGCCACCGTGCAGATATACACCTGGGCCGAGGGCGACCGAGCGGATCTGGTGGCATACCGCAATTACGGCGACGCCTCCCAGTGGTGGCGAATAGCAGACGTCAACCCTCAGATCCTGGACTGGACCGACATAGCCGTCGGCACAAGAATTAGGATCCCGATTGTCTAGCAAGTGGGCAACCATATCCCTGGAAACTCCCGCGCTGAGCGGGAGGAAATGGGTCACGGACGTGGCCGTCACCCAGGGAGAGTCGCTGCACGAGGTAGCCCAGATCACGGTGCTCCACCAGTTGCAGCGCGGCGCCTCCAGCGGCTCGGGATGGTCGTTGGACGCCGCAGGGGTCATTCCCGAGGGCACGCCCCTCTCGCTGCGGTTCGGCGATACCGTCCGCTCGACGCCGTTCTACGGGTACGTCGCCTCGGTAGCCGTGCAGGGAAGCGACGTCCACCAGTCGGTCACCGCAACCGTGCAGGTGCCCGTCGTCTACACCTGCATCGGCCCGACCTACTACATGCAGTCGCAGGCCAACAGGCTGTGGGCGTCGGCGACCGCCTCTTACGTGGCGCGGAACCTGACCCGGAGCGCGGGTCTGCGACCGCAGGTGCAGCAGAGCAGCCGGCGGTTCGACAACCTTCCCCAACAGGCCACCTCCGACTTCACGTTCCTCCGGGACCTGGCCGACGAGGTCGGCTTCCGGATGATCCCGAGCGGGTCGACGATCGCGTTCACGGATCCGCTGGTGTCGCTGAGGGAATCGGGGGAGGACCGGCTTACCTTCCAGTACGCGAAGGCGCGCACTGACACGGTCAAGAGCTGGAAGTCGACTGCCGGCCAACTGGACCCGCTCGGCGGCAGGCGCACCCGACGCGAGGGCTACTCCTTCAACCCGACCACGGGTGCCCTCGTTCGAGTCGTTGCCGATGGGACGCAGGACGCCACCGTCACCCAGTACAGCACCGGCCGGCCGTTCGCGACGCAGGCAGAGGCCGCCGAGGGCCTGGCTGCTGAGGCTCGCCGAGAGAGTCTGTGGGTCCACGCGGACGCCACGGTGCGAGGTGACTGCCGGCTGCGTCCAGGTATCGAGCTGGAGGTGGACGGCAGCGCGCTGGGCCCAAGCGATCCGGGGCTGTGGATGATCCGATCCACCACGCACCGAATCTCGGTCATGCCAGGGCAGCCCACAGCCGGCGTCTACTGGACCGACGTCACCCTGGGACGCAACCGCCTCGACGGACTCGACTGCGTACCCAAGTCCGACCTGGTCGACGCGGTCCAGGACGGCACGTCACTGATCGACGGGCGCTGGCGCGCTCAGCACGTTGGGAGGGTCTGACCATGACGCTGTCCTCCACGAGCAGCGACGTCTACGCCGGCATCATCACGCACGCGCAGGACCCCCAGGGGCTCGGGCGCGTGCGTCTGCGCATTCCTCAGGTCTCAGGTGACGCCGTCACCGGGTGGGCCTACCCCTCCGGACAGGTCGCCCGCCAGGCCGCCGTCGGTGAGCGCGTGTGGGCCACCTACGACGGCGGAGGCCGGCGCCTGGTGTACTGGCCCGCCGAACCCGGCCAGGTCACCGGGTCCCAGATCGCCGCGGGCGCACTGGACGGCATGACGGTGTCGGCCGGCAACCCGCTGCTCAGCAGCGACCACTGGACCGATCCGGAGCTGACCGCCGGCTGGGCGACCACCACGACCTTCGGCGGCGTCACAGGCGTCCAACCCATCCAGTACCGCCGGGACGCTTGGGGCTCCCTGCACCTGTGCGGCGCCCTGACCGTCACCGACCCCGCAGCCTCAGCCACCGCATTCAACGTGCCGGACGGCTACTACAACCCGAACTACCGGGTCGGGTACCCCGTCGTGGAGCAGAAGGCTGACGGTACGTTCATCACGACCTGGGGATACGTCAACGCGATCGGCGCGGTCCACTTCGACAAGCCGGCCGGCTTCACCCGCAACGCCGGGGACGCCTTCTACGTCAACGCGCGCGTCCACCTGGGCATCATCACGTAAGGACCAGTCCCTTGGCCGACACCTACGCCAACTACGCCGGCCTGGCCGCGCACGAGACCCTCGGCACCGACTACGTCATATCCTCGCGTGTGATCGCCGGGTCCCGAGGCGCGAACATCGCCATCCACGGCGGCGCCATCGAGGCCCCCACCACACAGCTCGCCGACTACTGCGCCACGGTGCTCAACAGCTCCTTCTACTCCTTCCAGGGCGTCAAGAGCAGCGGCAACTCAGTCCTGCACGTCACCAGCACCCACTTCGACGAGCCGACCATCTTCCAGGTCCTGCGCAACGTCGAGTGGACGGTGTCGTGGCACGGCACCAGCGGCAGCGAACAGGTCACCTACCTGGGCGGACTGGACACCGAACTCGGGGCCGCGATCAGCAGGCGCCTCACCGCGGCGGGATTCACCGTCTCCGCATCCCCGCAGGAGATCGACGGCAACGCCGCGCTGAACATCGCCAACCGAAACTCGCGCGGCCAGGGCGTACAGCGCCGACGCCTCCCGGCGCACCGACCTCTTCTACACCTACACGTCCGCTGTCATGGCAGCCATCGCCGAGACCTGGCCCCAGAGCCGCCCCGACTCGGGCTCAACGGTGACACCTGTTGCGGGCACCGAGACCGTGACGAGCGTCGCCGGCTACCCCGGCGCGGGCACCATCCAGATGCGCATGCCCTTCCAGCTCGACGCCATGGGCAGGGTGGCCGTCCTCACCACCCCCGACAAGATGCTCGTCCAGCGGTCGCGTGCCGTGGTGGCCACGGTGCCCGGAGAGTACGTCGGCCAGCCCGCGTTCGGCTCCAACGTCTCCGCCGCACTGTTCAGGCCCAGCGACCCCATCGCGCCGGCCATCATCAGCGACGCGGTACGTGACGCCATGGCGCGCTGGGAGCCAGACGCCGTCATCACCAACATCCGCCCGATCGTCAATGACGACCAGGAGGGCATCGTGGACGTCGAAGTCGACGTCGCGCTCAGCACCACACCGGCCACCGAGGTCGAACAGACCGAGAGCGTACGCATCATGCCCGGCGGGCGCGTGGTAGGCGGTTCCCTATAACACTCGGGAACGGGCGCCTCATAAACTGATCCACATACGGTGCACGAATTGGGACTCATTCCGCTGTCCCAATTCAGGAGAAACTCACCGTGGCGGATCTTACGTCCAGCTCGCCGGCTATCGACTACACCTCGAAAGACTTCGAGGGCTTCCGGCAGGCAATGCTCGACCATGCCGCCCGTGTCTATCCGGAATGGTCCGGCCGGAACACGGCAGATTTCGGCGTGCTGCTGGTCAACCTCTTCGCGTACATGGGCGACATCCTCTCCTATTACCAGGACGCCGCCGCGCGGGAGGCGTTCCTGGAGACCGCGACCCAGCGCTCCTCCGTGCTCGCCCACGCGGCACTGCTCGGCTACACGCCGGCCTCGGCAGCCCCAGCGAGCGGCTCGGTCACCTTCGTCACCGACACGACGCAGTCCACGGACGTCGTCATACCAGCCGGCACGCAGGTGACCACTGCCTTCATCGAGAGCCTCGATTCCCCTCTCACCTTCGAGACCGACGCCGCGGTCACCGTGCCGGCTCAGGGAGGCACCGCGACGGTGTCTGTCACCGAGGGAGCGACCGTCGGCACGCAGACCATCACGCTGAACGCTGGCACCGCAACTGAGACTCTCGTCCTCGTCGACAGCCTGGGCACCTCCGATGGAACGGGCAGTCAGACGTTCAGCCTGCCGTCCGCACCCGCGCTGGTCGACAGCGTCCGCGTGTTCGTCGGCCGCGACACACCGGTCGAGTGGCAGGTCACCAACGACCTCCTGACCGCGGCACCCACCGACAAGGTCTTCACCGTGACCAGCACGGACACCGGCACCGTCACGGTCACCTTCGGAGACGGCACACTCGGCGCCATCCCGGATCTCGACGTCCCCGTCTACGCCGCCTACCGCGTCGGCGGTGGCACCCGCGGCAACATCGACGCCCAGCAGATCATCGACGTCAGCATCGGGATCGCCGGCGTCTACATCGCCAGCTCCTCCGCCATGACGGGCGGCCGTGCAGTCGAGAGCACTGAGTCGATCCGTACCAACGCCCCCAAGGCGTTCAGAGCCCAGGACCGCGCGGTGAGCCTGCGGGACTTCGAGGACCTGGCGCTGGCCGTGCCCGGCAACGCGAAAGCCAAGGCGATCGGTGCCCACTACAGCGCCATCACCATCGCCACCGTCGGCGCGGACAACGCCGTGCCTTCCGACGACCAGCTCACCGCCACGGCCCGCTACGTCCAGGACCGCACCCTGACCGGTGTCTACGTCGATGTCGTCCCAGGCACGCTCGTCGGCGTCAACATCGGCTCCGCAGCGAGCCCGGTGGTCCTCGGCATCTACAGCAACTTCCGGGCCTCGGAAGTCGTCCTGGCCGCGCAGAAGGCCCTCCAGGACCTCCTCTCCAGCCAGCGCTCCAGCTTCGGGCAGCGCATCCCCGCGTCCAAGATCTTCGCTCTCCTCGACGGGATCCCCGGCGTGGAGTACGTGACCATCCCGCTCCTGGCCCGAGCCGACGGTCAGCAGACCGGCGCGCAGGACATCATCTGCCGCGACTGGGAGATCCCTGTGGCCGGCCAGATCTACATCACCGCAGACGGCGGCCAGCGCACCAGGACGGCCGGGACTTCGTCCTGGCGGCCGACGTCAACGAAATCCAGGACGAACTGACCGGCGTCGAAACGGTCATCGGCACCAAGCCGCAGATCTACACGGACGCCGCCGGCAAGGCGCACCAGTACAAGGACGTCGCGTCCCGGCTCGACTCGATGCAGCGCTACGACGACCAGGTCGCCAGCACGGTCAACTCCCTGATCGATGCCAGCAACACCGGCTGGAACCTCCCGGTCGGCACGGCCCGGTGCACCGGAACGTCCATTGCCCCGACCATCGACCAGCTCGACGTCGACCTCACCAGGGACTGGCACCCGGTGAACTGGAACCGGAAGATGACCGACATCGGCATCCCGACCAAGATCTTTCCCTGGCTGACGAGCCCCACCATCACGTGCCCCAAGACGGGCTGGTGGATCATCACGATGCGTCTGATCGCCACCATCCCCACGGGACCCAACTCCCTGGACCACATGTGCTACTCGCGCATGTATCTCTCGGACCACGACACCGACGTCGCCGTCGGGTCCTCCACCAACCCGCGAGGCACACACGGATACCACCGTGCCGACCTCACCTACTCGGGGGAGTGGTTCCAGGGCGAGCGGCTCCAACTGCAAGTCCGCCACATGGACTCCCTGCGCGTCCACAACCGCGCAAGCTCTCCCAACCCGGTGGGCAACATCACCGCCTGGGCCTGGTGCGGCCTCACCTACATCCGCGCACTGCCCGACGACGTGATCAACCGCCCCATCGACGACCTCGACCCGGCGTTGCCGTCGGCCTGAACACGGCTCACCCCCAGGAGACACACACATGGCCGTGTACGGCTACGACTACTACGGCAAGAGCCTGTACGGCGCCGACACGGCCGTCCAGTACAGCGTCGAGCCCGTCACCGCGACATCCGTTGCCCCCGGCCACATCCAGCTCGCCTGGGGAGCCGCCTCCCAGAACACCTGGAGCGTGCTGCGAATCGTCAGGAACCCCTTCGGCGTACCGGCGCACGCCGACGACGGCGTTGTCCTCACCGAGATACCCCAGAGCGCCCCCGGCCGCTCGTGGGACGACATCGGGCTGCCCCAGGGCCGCGTCTTCTACTACGCGGTCTTCCTGGGAGTCGTAGCCTGGTCGAGCACCGCAACCTACGCGCCCGGCGACGTCGTCAGCTACAACGGCGTCAACTACGCCGCCATGGCCGGCAGCACCGGCATCGCGCCCGGCAGCGACAGCAGTTACTGGCAGCACGCCACCCTCACCGAGGACTGGGTACGGGCCGGCGCCGCCGCGGGACTCTCTGTCCTCGACCAGGGATACACACTGCGGCTGTACGAGTCGATCCCGCATGCCTACCGTCTGGACTCCACCGAGGTCACCGGCTACGAGGACGGCGTCACCAACCCCGAGCTGTTCAAGTTCCTCAGCATCTTCGGCCACCAGCTCGACACCATGGCCACCGAGACCGGGATCCTGCGCGACCTGCGCAGCATCGAGACCGCGCCGAACCACGCCATCGAGCACCTGGCCCACCAGTTCGGTGTGTCCACCGAGGTCAGCGACGAGCCCCTCCGTCGCCGGCTGCACACCAACAAGGCCGTCGCACTGGCCCGAAACCGGGGGACCGACGACGGCATCGTCGACCTGATCAACACGCTCACGGGCTGGGACGTCTCGATCGAGCGCAGCAGCAACTACATGCTCAACCAGGACCAGTCCACCTTCGCCAGCCCGAAGTACGCGGACTGGGACCCCAGCCTGACCTACCAGGGTGGCGAGGTCGTCGACCACAACGGGGCGCTGTGGACTGCCGTCAAGTCCGTCAGCACCTCGACGCGAGCCGACACCATGACCGTCGCCGCAAGTTCCGGGACCGTCACGAAGAACTCTTCCGGCGGCACAGTCGGATGGCTCCTGAGCGTCACTCCGAACCTCTCGCTCAGCGGCCCCGTGAACTCTTACGTCACCCTCAACTTCACCATCGGCGCGGACGGTGTCTACGACCTGTCCGTCGCCGCCATCGACGGCACGGCTTACGGCAAGACGAACTACTACATCGACGGCGTCCAGAGCAGCATCGGCACCGTTGACCACTACCTGGGAACCCTCGCGGGCAAGCCGCGCATCTGGTACTCGACCCGCTACCTCGGCCGTTACACCCTGACTGCCGGCACGCACACGTTCATGATGAAGGTCGTCGGAAAGAACGCTGCTGCGACCGGATACAACGCCGGCCTCAACACCTTCGTCGTCACCGGGACCGTCGACCCCTCTTACGGGCAGGAGCCGGTCAACGGAAGCGGCTGGTGGAGCAAGGTCACCGACGCCACGCGGCTCGATGTCGGCAGCATGCTGACCAATCCGGTCACCCTGTCACCGTCGACATGGAGCCTGTGCAACCTCTCCACGGGCGCATACCCCGCCGGCCTGAGTGTGGCTGCCGGCCTGACAACAACGCGGGCACGGTCAACAACCCAGGAGCGTCCGCAGCTAACCTCGGCGTCCGATCGGTCGGTACTCCCACCGCACCCACCTGGTCATCGAGCACGGCATACGTCCTCGACAACCTGGTTCGGGACACCAGCGGCACCGTGTGGCGAGCGCTCGTCAAGAACCAGGGCGTTCAACCCGGCACCGACCGCAACGTCTGGGAAGTGTCCGACACGCAGGGAACCGCGCCGCTGCCAATGCAGACCATGGTCCGGCAGTGGGGCGTTCCCCTGAACCGGATCCCTCAATGGAGCCCCCAGGTCGGATACGTAGCCGGCGACCGCGTCGCGTTCAACAACTTCGCCTACGTGGCCCGCGTCGACTCCCGGAACAAGCAGCCCGACGGTGACGCGGCCGACAGCACCTACTGGTCCTTTGCCGGCGCAGCACAGCAGAGCTTCACCGCATCCACGTACACGAAACTGCTCGCCGGCACCACCAGCACCCTCGCGCGCTCCTTCGTCGAGTGGTACGACGAGCAGGGCAACCTGATCACCACCATCAACGACGGCGGTGTGTACTCCCAGGGGTTCTTCCAGCGCTTCAACGAGCCGACGCCCACGCTCAGCGGCGACAAGAGCTACGCCAGCCCGTGGACCTGGACCGGTTCCGGCGCGTGGACCACCAGCGGTACCTGGGTCGTCTCGGACGGCATGCTCTCGCCAATCACCCCGAGCACCACGCCGTACAAGGTGTGGGCACTCAACACGATCCCCTGGGGCACGCCGATCGGCGACCAGCGCTTCTACATCACCTTCATGAGCCGGCCGCGCCTCGGTGCGGCTGCCGAGCACGGAATCGTCTTCCGCTCGAACTCCGACGCCAGCAGTTTCTGGATGGCCTCGCGCACCCGGCTCACCAAGACCGTCAGCGGCACCATCACGGTCATGGCCGCCTGGCCGGAGATTCCCGACGGCGGTCGCATCTACGTCAGCCACGCCTCGAACCTGATCGAGGTCTACCAGTACGTCGGCCCCGGCGTCGCCCCCACGAAGCTGGCGTCCGTCACCCAGGCAACCCCGGACGGCGCGTTCTTCGGCCTGCTCGAAAGGAGCCTGTGATGCCGGTACTCAGCACCCAGCCGATCGAGACGACCGTCTCGACATCGGGCAGCGACCCCGTCACCCAGTACTCCCTCATCATCAGCGGATCGGCCACGAGCACCTCCAGCGGCACCGGAGCCGTCACCACGCTCAAGCCGGCCGGAGGCTTCGCAGACCTCGGCATAGCCAACCCGTCCTCCGTCGACCCGGCGATGTCCTGGGTCAGCGGCTCGGAGCAGCTCGCATCGGTGACCTCGACCTGGCAGCGGACCAGCATCACCTCAACTGCTCCCATCGACTACAACCGCGGCGAGAAGGGCACCCTGTGGCGCGGGGCTGCATACGCCAGCGTCGGTCTGCGCTGGGACGGCCTGCCAGCGGCCAGCACTGTGGCCTTCGACCGCGTGCAGTTCGCCCAGGCCCCCTCCGGCAACCTCCTGGACCGTTCAGCCGCAGTCCACGACGACCACATGTGCTACGAGTCCTACAGCGGCACTGTGGCCACTCGGACCCAGGAACGGGCCCTGATCGGCAGCTACTCCGCCAAGTCGACGATCCTCTACATCCCGAGCGGTTCGACAGGCTGGGGGCTCGACCCACACACCGATGCCCTCGCCCCCCTGAAGGCCGGCAGCGGACGAGTCACAGCACGTGTCTCGGTCTCGACGGACGTCTCCCGCAAGTGGCGTGTCTGGGTCCGCTGCTACGACGCCAACTACAACCTGGTCTACGACGGACTGTCCTCGGCGCCGGACAACACCAGCCAGACCAACGGCAGATGGTCCACGGCACAGATCAGCGTCACCGCACCGAGTACCGCCCGCTACGCATGCGTGACGCCGTTCGTCTACTACGGGGCCGCCTCACCGCAGATCGGCTGGTATTTCTACGCCGATGCGCACTTCATCTCGTACGAATCCAGTGACCCGGCATATCGAGTTCCCGACTGGCTCGCCCCGAGGCGTCTGAACATTCGCGTCAAGCCTGATCGAGTCAATCTTGTCAACAACCCAGGAATGAATTCTGGAAGCTCGCGCTGGGGATTTTTCGGGCCTTCAGGAGTCACGAACACATTCGCCTGGGACAGCGTGACCGGAAGGACCAAGGCCGGCTCGCTGAAGTTCCAGAGTCCCCAGGGCGGCACGCCGTCGGCGCAGGTGGGCATCGCTGCCGTCGGCGGCATCAACCCCTCCAGCAAGGGCGGTGACCTTCTGCGCACGGGCGTCCCGCACACGTTCTCGGCGTGGGTGAACGTGCCCTCCGGTTACCCGCCTGTGAGTGCTGCTGCCTGGGATCCCCTGGCCGCCGCCTACAAGTTCGGTCCCAACTCGGACTGGATCAAGGCGAACCGTCCCGACCTCGTTGACGGCAACTGGGTGCGCGTCTACTACACCTGGACCCCGCCGGCCACCAGCACCCGCCAGTTCTACGGCGGCGTCATGGTGCCCAAGGCCGACTACCTGGCCAGCAGTAACGGCGTCTCCTTCTGGATGGACGACGTGCTCGTGGAAGAGGGTTCGGGACTGGGAGATTTCTTCGACGGATCCGATCCTTCCGCTGACTATCTGTGGCAGGGATCGAACGACTCCTCGAAGAGTCTCTATTTCCCCGGCAGGGCACGGCACGCACAACGACTTACGGAAATTCTCCAGGACAATGTCCCGTGGGGAACGACTTTCAATCTCGACTTCTCGTAGAAATTCAGGAGTGTCAATGGACAAGGTAAGTGGCGTCAATCTTCTGGTGGGTGCTGTCCTCCCTCTTCTGGTCGCGTTCGTCTCCAAGGAGACCTGGGCCGGCTGGGTCAAGGGCACGATCCTCGCCGCGCTCTCGGCCGCGGGCGGTCTGGGTACCGAGTACGTAGCGGGTCCCGACGCGTTCAACCTGACCGTCGCCGGCTGGTCCGCCGCGTCGGCCTTCGTCTTCGGCGTCGCCGCGCACTACGGCGTCTACAAGGACACCACGCTTCAGGAGCTGCTCGCCAAGGCGCTCTACAGGGCGCCGGTCGCGGCGGACACCACCGGCTGATCGAGCACCGCACATCGCGAGCCCGTCCCGAAATTCGGGGCGGGCTCGATGCTTGTTGGCCAACTTGTTCCACAACTTGTACGTTAAGATGTTCCACAAGTCATGATCTCCGGCGCGTCCGCTCGGACGGCGCGACGTGCCCGTACAAGGAGCACAATTGGCCACCATCCACATCGCTGTCGCCGGGGCCGGCCCTGTCGACAAGGGCACCGTCACCGAACTGCTCGACGACTGGCTCGGCATCGACGCAAACGGCAAGCCCACCACCGACGAAGAGGTCCTCCTCGTCCTCCCGACCGGCGCCGAATACATCACCCCCGCGGTCAAGGCCGTCTACAACTGGTCCGGAGACGTGGACCCGGAAGTCGCCTACACGGCGGTTCTCGCCCAGACGCTCGACAAGGCGTCCAAGGTCGTCCGCGACAACGCAGAGGACGCGGTCCCGGCACGGGACGAAGAGGTCTACACCGTTCTCGGCCGCACCCTCGCCGAGCGTGACGGCGACCGCTACCTGCTGGTGGCCGCCGACGAGGGTGACGACGACATCCGCGACCTGGTCGCCTACGCGCTCGACGAGGACATCACCGTCCTGGACCTGCGTGACGCCCTCAAGCAGATCACCCCGCCCGAGCCCGAAGAGGTCGAGGCGGAGGCCGAGCAGGAGGACGCCGACGCGGAGCCGGAGGAGGTCGACGAGGAGCCCTGCGAGGGCGGCACCCAGACCCTCGTCCCGCTCCCCGAACAGCCGGCGGCCGACGAGCCCGAAGAGACGCTGGAGACCGAAGTCGCCGCGGCTCACCGGGAGACCGTCAGCATCGAGCGCTACCGGCCCCCGAACGCCGAGGTGGTCGAGGTCCTGTCGGCCGTGGTCCGGCACCTGCGCCTGGTCGACGAGTCCAACGCCGCGGCCAACCTTGCCGAGGTCCGCTACCGCCCGATCACGGCGCTGGCCATGAAGGGCCTGGAGGCGGTCAAGAACGACACCGCACAGGACGCCGCGCCGGTCGACCTGGCCGAAGCCGTGGAGCCGCCGGCCAAGCGCTCCACCGGCAAGGTCCGCAAGGAGTGGCTCAACCCGAAGACCCGCGAGTGGGAGCCCCTGCGCGGACGACCGCGCAAGGACGTCGAGATCCGCGAGGTCGCGGCCTGACAAGGGCCATCAGCGGGGCGGTCCCGGCCGCCCCGCTTACCCACGCTCCCACAGCTTTCCGAGGTGACCAGATGAGCCACGACGACTACCCGAAGGGGACTCTTCAGGGCTGGGCCAACGCCCCCGTGAGCGTCCCGCGCGAGATCGCCACCACCAACCGCATCTCCTGCGGTGCCCTCGGCCTGTACGTCTACCTGCTGACCCGCGAGGAGGGCGCCGAGATGACTCCCGCGGCGCTCGCCGAGGAGAGGAACGAGTCGCTGCCGAAAGTCAACGGCTGGTGGGTCGAGCTGCGCTCCGCCGGACTGATCACCTCTGAGGGTGGCCGGTGACCGACGCCCAGCAGCAGGACCGGCTCCAGGCCCACGAACTGTGGGTCCAGACTCCGCACGTCTTCATCCTCGACAGCAAGATCAGCGACGCTGCCTTCCGCCTCGGCTGCCTCCTGGCCAAGTACGCCGGCAAGAACGGCTGCGCCTTCCCCAAGCAGGAGACGCTGGCCAAGGACCTCAACTGGTCCCTGCGCACCGTCTCGCGCCGCATCACCGAGCTGCGTGAGAGCGGCTGGCTGCGCACCGAGCGGCGCCGGCCGGGCGGCCCGTGCAACTACTACCTGGCCACCCCCGAGGAGATGGGTTACGCCAAATCTGTCGTAGGGGTTACGCCAAATCTGGCGCAACAAGAAATAGAACCAGTGAACATCCTTCCTTCGGAAGGGCCGCACGCTCCGCGAACGGCGCCGCGCAGGGCCTCCCGGCGAGCCGAGGAACAGCGCCGGGCGGCTGAGGAGGACGCCTACGACCCGGCCAAGGCCATGGGCCTGTGGGACGACGAGGACGCCTCCCAGGAGGCTCCGGAGATCCCGCGCAGCGGCTGGGGTGCCGGCCGGCGAGAGAGGGCGTCTGGGAGCCGCCAGCCCGGTCCTGACACCGGTCCAGGTCTTGCCCGGCACTGGCGCGAGACCGTCGAGGCGCAGCGGTGGGCGTTCGGCCTGGAGTCCAACCTCAAGGCGCTCGCCAGCCACTTCGTGAAGCTCAAGCAGGCCGGCCTGACGCCGGACGAGCTGCGGGAGATGAGCGAGCTGTACGCCACCACGGAGGGCCTGCGGAAC